TGCAAGATTTGTATAATAATCCTTTAAAATAAGGCTTTTTTCTGATTTCGTGTCCATTCCGTGTCCACTATTTTTTAGCCTTGCGATTGCTTTTAATATTAAGCTATGCTTTTCAGAGCATTAAATAGCCAAATCTTGCATATGATATCCCCACGTCAATGCTTTTTATAAGAATAAAAAAGAGGGAGACGAAAAACGCCTCCCTCATAATCTCAACCCCACCACATCAGTACTCCAGCAGCCGTGACCGCCGCAAGTGCGGCAAGATAGATCACGCCAAGCCCAACGCCAACACAGGTGAGTAATATCAATGCTCCCATGATCTCCCTCACTTCTGGATATACTGGATCGATACCCAGTATCCGGTTCCGGACAGCCTGCCCCAGCCTTCCGTTTCTTTGTCGATACTGATCACCATACCCGGCGGAAGGCGCATCTCCTGCCCTCCAAGCTTAACTGTCCCGAAGCGCGTGCCCGGGCCTAAACGGACATTGAGATATGACGATACTTTGACGATTCCTGCATACTGCTTCACCTGTGTCACCTCTTCCTTCTTCCCAGATCCGACGTATCGAAGGACTTTATCCCATCCTTTCTGATACTGATAGTAGTTTCTGACGCAGATTTCGCGTCCGGTCTGATCTCCACTCTTGCCGCCGGTTGCACCCCCTCGCTCATTGATACTGGCATGGACAATCTTCCCGGATCCGATACACATGGCCGTGTGATGCTGTACATTAAGCAGCACATCGCCTCTCTGCAGGCCTGCGCCGGTGCTCAGGTTTACCTCAGCGGTAATGTCTTCAAAGCCGCATCGTAGGAAGACGGGAAGCATGTTGCCGGTGTAGGTTGCTCCTGCTGTCTTGACCGGTACGCCCGCTTGCTGCCATGCCGATATCATCAGGCTGCTGCAGTCGTAGTCTGGCCCCCAGCGCTTCATCTGATCGTACCCGTGAACCGGATCCTGAGCGATCTGCAGTGCCCATGTCACCGCTTTCTCAATCGTCTGCTGAATAGTCATTCTTTTTCTCCTCCGGATAGCTCCTATGCAGCTCCAGTACAGCTGCTTCAATTAGTGTAGAGAGCTGATCATCCGACATACTGATATGCAAGTCATCCAGCGCGGCTCTGGCCACCCGCATCGCGAAGTCTTTCCGGACTTCTCCGGACTGCTGCCAGAGCGTCTGCTGTGCGGCAAGCACTGCCTTTCCAATCTCCGTCTGGATCAGCTGCTGCCTGATCCATCTCGCCGCTGCCGGCACTACGTAAGTAGCAAGTACAGCCGCGAGCAGCTTAACTGCAAGTTCCACAATTCTAAATGTCGATTCGTTCATCCTTCTCCGTTCCTTTCATCATACTCATTCGGATCTGCATCTGTGTCTAAATCTCCCTCATCCGGTGCTGTCTCTTCTTTTCTCTGCCGCTTCTTTTTGCTCTCATGGATCCTCCAGCAGATCGCCGCCTCTGCGGTTGCAAAGCCAAAAAATCCAGTCACCAGAGCATCCGGCTCAGCTCCGGTAAGCACAAAAGTCTCGAAGACTTTCCGAATAAAAAGAATCGTCCCCACGCCGATCAGCGCAAGGACGATGTCCGTTCCACATATTCTGTTTTTCACAGCTCCGCCTCTCCGTTCCTCTTCCGGATTTCCCAATCCAGCACTTCAGCCTCATCCTCCGAAACGATCCGGAGCTTCTGGCAGGCATCATATCCTACCCTGCAATCGCCGTTCCCTCCCATTTCCTTGTATGGAACATATAAATACTCAAGGTTGCGCTTTTCTTTGAGAGTGATCGCTCCGCGTTTCACGAAGCGATCTGTGAGATACAAGATCTTATCATGTCCCAGACCGAGGATCATCCTGCTCTCTGATGTGGCTCGCGCCGCCTTCTGGTCTTTCTTCTGCCAGTACCGATTTAACCCCAGCGTGAGCAGGCTGCAGAAGGTCCCGGAGCCGAAGATGCCAAGTACTACCGTTATTACTGTGTTCATTTTTCTGATTGTCCTTTCTTCACCATGCACTTGACCAAATTACATTCATAATTATAATGTAATTATGAACATGATTCGTTTTGAATGGGATGAAAACAAAAACTCCATAAACAAAAAGAAGCACGGAATTTCCTTTGAAGAGGCTTCTTCCGTGTTCTATGATGACAATGCTCTTGTCATAGATGATCCGGACCATTCCATAGAGGAAGATCGTTTCATTATTCTCGGAAACAGCAGTTCCGGAAAGCTCCTTGTCGTCTGCCACTGCTACCGCGAATCTGATTCCGTTATTCGGATTATCTCCGCAAGAAAAGCGACTTCTGCCGAATCCGAACAATACTGGAGGTGATATGTATGAGAAACGAATATAATTTCACGAACGCCCGGAAAAATCCTTATACCAAGAATCTCAAGAAGCAGATTACCATAAACATCAATGCGGATACGATTGATTATTTCAAGCATCAGTCAGAGGAATCCGGTATTCCTTATCAGACACTAATCAACCTGTATCTGACCGATTGTGCCCAGCAGAAGCGTGAACTTCATATTGAATGGGAAAACCAAGCCACGGTGTAGCAGCGGCTGGGTTTTCCTTTATTGCTTAATCAACATAAAGTTTGTCTCTTCAGACGCCTCCGTTAGAAGGACCTTCAAAACGTTTGTAAAATTAGGCATAATAAATCCCCGGCTATTGCCGGGGATGATTACTAATAGCATACAAAATTTGCAACATTGCCTGCAACGCTGTATGCTCCACCGCTTCTTGCTCGAACATAGTATGTTGTAGCGTCATGGCTCATATCTACTTGATCCGTTACCACAGCCCCGTTCTGATTGATCGAAGACGACTTATATCGTGCATCTGAAATCTGAATTAGCGCCCACCGTGAATTCACTACAAAATCTTCGTATGATTTGAAGTTTCTTCCAAAATTGTAGCTTGCGGTTTTACCGTCTGAAGAGATAGTGAACATATCGAATGTCACTTTCTTACTGCCCCCCCACATCTATAAAATGGCATATAAAACCTCCTTTACTTCATGATCTGAACAAGCATAGACATGCCGCCTGACGTGCCGCTGTTTGTTCTTGTAATAGTGATTGTTCCAGTAATATTCGTGATCTCGACGTCCATATATGCAATCCCGTTTCTGTCAGACGAAGACTGCATAAGCACGTTGGTGTTACATGATCCGGATACCTGTATTACTGATGGCGTGTAAACACGATCTACATTATCCGTAAAAACAATTCTTGCAAGAATATTGGGGCTTGTTGATGTGAATTTGATATACCATCCACCGCCTCCCCACGAGTTTGAGTAATCAGTGAGTGTCAATATCCCTGTTGCATATCCGCTTATTCTTGATTCTTCTTTCCCTCGCGTAACCATCACCGTTCCGTCTGGGATAAATTGTTCAGATTTTCCTCCATTTTTTGCTGGATAAAATGGCATAATTTACTCCTTTAGCCAGGAACATACGCCACACAAAAACTTACCGTGTAGAACGGAGCTGCAGAACTCCAAGATCCTCCGCAGGAAACAGTGACAGTGTTACCACTGAGAGAACAAGAACAACTCATGACTTGTCCGTTTCCAGTATTATCTTGATAAAAACTTGTAATGCCTGCGGCGATTGGCGTATATCCTTTAAGTGATACATCTATCTGTTTTGTATATGGTTTATAAGTACGCTCAATGTTGAAGGTCTTTGTTGTGTACTTTATTTTGCCCCCCCCCCGCACGGCACGGATAGAAACTCATGCAAGCTCCTCTCCGAACAGCAGAAGGTACTGCTCTTTCACGTCTGCTCTGTACTGCTCATCCACGTCCTCAATGGTCTTGCTTCCACGATAGATGCATCTTGCTAAGATTCTAGCTTTTGCTTTGGTCATCTTTATGTCTCCTTATTCGTAATAATACAGATCCAATATAAAATTCAAGTCGCTTCCATTTTGTGCGTTATCAACCTGAGACGTAGTATCGATATGAACTGTATGCTTGTCAGTAATATATACGGACATCCCTTTTATCGATATGCGTCCTGAATCACCATGAGTCATTTTACTAATAGTGGCAGCTAAAAGTTCCTTATCACTTTCATATGTGTAAGATTGCGATGCATAGCCAGATTTTTGTCTAAAAGAAAAACTAACAGAGCTATGCGTTACTTTCTTACCCCCCCCCACGACACGGATAAAATGGCATATTGTCCTCCTTAGATCAGCTCTGCTACGGTGTCTTCCAGATCGGACAATCTCTGGTTGACGATCTCGTCGTTGGTGTATGCTCTGGTGGTGAAGCGAGCCACGATAGCCCCGTCAGCAGCAAGCTCTACCTGAGCACCCGTATACACGGTCTCAGAGATATTCTCACCGTCAAAGACACCACCAATCAGATTGTCAGCCTTCTCAAACTCAGTCTTGATAGCATCCAGCGTCGCGAATGTGGTTGCATCAAAAACCAAAGTGTTGATGGTGGACGTGTCTCTGAAATCGAATGTTTTCCCGTTCTTGAACTTGAGTGTCTTCATTTTTCTCTCCTTTTAATTTCTTACTGTGATGCACACGTCAAATGCTGAATCCTGTGCATCAAATGTCACTGTGCAAGTTCCTGCTGCCGCCGTAATGGCCGATGGTGCGATGTTCGGTATTGTCGCGTACACATCTATCAGCGAGGTTGTTGTGATACTGGAATCCTTGAAAGTCAGCGTCCCTCCGGAAGCTGTGAGCGACTGCGCCGGAAGCCTTTTCAGCGAGTATCCTAAAAGGGCTTTGGCAAGATTCTCCGCCGTGATGCTCCTTGTTCCGTTCTCACCATCCAGCAGCATCTTTTCGGAGGTTCCGATGGTAGATGCTGCCGTATAGTCTTTTATTCTGCTCATGAGTCACCTCCGACTTATGCGCCGATTGTGACCGTAACTCCACCGGCCGGATTCTCTGCTTCGCTGTAAGGGATGGCTGCTACTTCCACCTGCGACAGAGCGTTATAGGATGCATCCGGCAAAACAGTCTGCTTTGTCGTCTTCGGAGTGACTGCTTTGGCCTGTGCTTTCATGCCCTCTGTCGATGACATCGAGCCTTCCACGCCGAAGAGCGAGATGCCCTGTCGAATGTTCTTGGCTACCAGCTTCGCCTGCTCCGTCTCGTCGATTGTCGCCTTACCGCTTCCATCGTGATAGCCTCTTGGGATGGCTACTGGAGTATCTGCACTCGCGATCTTGAGAGTTACTGCTCCTTTATTCGGCATCGTGCCGATCACTTTCTTTCCGCCGACATATGCTGTTTTTCCTTCCAGCATTTCGGCAGCTGTTCCAGTAGCATCCGAGGTGTCCGCATCCTTGGTGGATGTACCGGTGATCAACGCACCTGACTTATCATGTGCCGTCACGCCCTTGGTCAGATCCGCCGGAGTGACGCTATCTCCGGTCAGGTCAATCAGCACATCTTCGCCATAAATTACCTTGTTCTTATTCAGATTAGCCACTTTTGTTTCCTTTCTGTATTACTTTCCGATATAAACGGTAAGCCCGCCGGCCGGATTACTCGTTTCGGCGTACTCCACCTTTTTTACCGTGATGTCCTCTGTACATGTCTTATCCTTCGTCGCGAGTGTCTGGTCCTCATACAGGTCTGCTTCCACCTCATACGGCCCTTTGTACTCATTCTTCCTCATCTCTCCGGATAAGGCTCCGGACAAGTTGTTTTCTCCGCTCAGACTTCCCTGCAGGCTTCCTTCGGTCGGCAGCCTTCCTCTCAGTATCGTTCCCTGCATCAGTAGACCTCTCTCATGACCTTCATACATGCACATGCGATGAACGTATCCACGTCCCCGTTGGCCTTTGTCAGCTCGATGTCGTACACATAGTCCCCGAATGCGAGCGGCTTGGTGTCCTCCGGCTTCAGTTCCAGAATCATCGTATCCGTCGGAATTTCCTTCAGGATCAGCGGCTCCGGATCTTCATAGTCCTTTTTCAAAGCAAACCGCACGCGATCGCCCTCCGCAGGCTGATAGTCGCTCCCATCCTCGTTCTGGATCACTACCTGCCTTCGGAGCGTGTCTCCTCGTGTCAGATATATCTTGGTTCCATCTGTTTTGTTCATGATCGCCTCTTATGCTTTCCGATAAACGGCAGCTCCCTGCACACTGTTTCCGTCGCTGTCTGTCACCGCGTTCCCGCTGGAGTCTGTCACCGGATCCGGAATATCAAATTCCGCCGGCAGATCTGCCAGAAAGCTCCCTGTGATTACCGTGCCATCCTTCTTATGCGCCGTGTGGCCAGATAGCAAAGAAGACTCTGAAACCGTATCCTTTGTCAGATCGATCAGAGCCTTCCCGCCGTAATTTACTTTATTAACTGCCATACTCACTGCCTCACTGTTGCGCACACGTCGAACGCTTTCTCCTGTTCGTCAAAAGTTACTGTCAGCGTTGTCCCGCTCACTGTATAATCTGCAGGCGAAATGTTCGGGATTGTCGCGTAGACCTCAATCAGCGATGTGTCCGTGATGGACGCATCCGTCCAGGACACCGTTCCGCCTGCTGCCGTCAGTGACTTCGTGGCCAGACGGACAGAGGTCTTCGCATCGACCTTCTTGATGCTGGCTGTGGTCTTCTTGTCCAGGGCATCGATCTCGTTCTGCAGATGAACCGCTGCGTTTTCATCCACTACATTTTTCAGATTGTCGAACCACGCATCAAACTCTTCCCGGATTGCATCAAAGTCGATCTCTTCGAACGGTGTGGCAAGTCCGCACAGATCGTTCTTTGTTCTCTGGTCTGTAATGTTGGCCTGCTGAATCGAAATCACGCCTGCTGCCACATAGATATCTGCCAGCACCAGATCCTTGTACTCTGCAGACCATCGCTTTTCTGCGGCTGCCGGATTGTAGGACGCTGTTCCCTTTCGCACTTCAATGTGGATGTCCCTCTGTTCCTTGTCCCACACGCATATCAGCCTGTCGATCCGGTTCAGCGTTCCATCTGCCGGATCAATCGTGAACTGAATCCTTGACTCCAGTTCATACCGATATCCGTCTATGATTGCCTTTCCCGGCTCCACACTCACCGTCATGTCCCCGTTCGCGACCACCTTCAGCTCTGACTTGTCTGCCAGAAAAATGCCCGATGAGATAAATGCCCGAAAATACTGTGCAAAATCATCCGCAACATATGTCCGGTCATAGGTTCCATCGACCTGCTCCGCATCAAACGGAAATGAATATTCGTTGCTCTGTGCCATCTCTCCTCCTTATGCCATGGCATTCTTGATCATCTGCGTCATTGTCGGCGCAGAGTTTCCGAATGTCAGTACTACCGAATTCTCGTCCTTCGACAGATCGTTCTCCACCTCCGTGATCTGCGCGTTCAGTGTGATCCCCCACGATGTGTCATAGCAGGTTACATAGTCACCTATGTCATACTTCATTGCCTTTGAAGCATTTATGGAGGATTCGAAGGATTTCACACGGTAATACTTTGCCAGCTCCTCCGCTCCCTTCTGGGCAAGCTGTTGTCTGTACTGGCTTTCCGAAAGATCCTTGTCTGATAACCCTGCTGCGTTATAGAACATTTCGTATCTGGACAAGCCTGTCCCTTCTCCAACTGTTTCCAGCACACGGGCTTCGTCTTCTCCCTTTCCTCCGGTCAGACATACCGTTCTTACATTGTTGCTGTTGTCTTCATAGTTCTGCTTATAGATGTTCTGAAAGTCCCTTGAGAAAATACACGGATCTTCCGTTCCGAGCGTCCTGTTCGTCCCTTGCAGGACGTCAAAGTAAAACACCTTGTCCTGCAGGTCCAGCGTGAGCCGATATCCCAGCTCTGACTGCTGTGACAGATCTGTCAGCGCATCGGTCAGATTGTCATAGGTGATCTGTTTTTCTATGGTGTTCCCCGCATATCCATGCTCTTCTCCGAGCAGAATGTGCGGAATTCTTCGATCAGGATCTGTCGGATTCACTACCTGCTCATATACCATCTTTCGCATGAGTGCTTCGGCCGTTCCCGTCATGGTCATCTTGTTCCAGATGATCCTCCGATTCAGGTACTTGGAAGCCATGAAGCCTTCGATTTTGATGTACTCATGTCCGTCTTCCTTTATGTCCAGGTATTTTCTCGTAATAATCCCTGCTTCTGAGGCGTCCGTCTTGTAGAGAATGTTCTCGATCTGCAGCAGCTCGTTGTTTTCTCTGGTAAAGAGAAACTGTGCCTGGAATGATCCCGGACAATTCCATTTCTGATCCCAGACAATCGCCTCGTACACATTGAAGATTCCAAGGATATTGATGTTTTTATCCAGTACATATATCTCTGCCATCTATACCCCCACATATTTGTTCCGGTAAAATATGCGGCATTCCAGGAAGGATTCTCCATCGTCCGCTCCATACCGGAACAGGTTATCCCCCGGCTCCAGCGTGAGAAATGTCGAGCCGCCTCCCGCAATATCAATCCGGTTGATATAGTTCTCTTCCACTCCGTTTACCGTCTTTGTAACCTTCTTGTTGGTTCCGGTAAGGACGGTTATGCTTTCCCCCGCGTGCATCGTGCAGTTGATCCGGATGAACTCTCTTGTATTCACATTGAAGAGCATCGGATTCTTCAGCTCTCCGTTCGCAATAAAAACAATTCGCATCCCGATCGTGATTGCCGATGCGTTAAATACGTCCGCAATCAGGGCAGAGGATTTCAAGCCGAACACCACGCCTTCGTTCTTCGGAATGATGAGCGGAAAATGAAACTGGCCGATAATATTTGCAATCTGCACCAGCTTTTCGGAAGCGTCCGACCACCACACATCCGACGCGGATATCAGCTCCACTTCATACTCCCGCACGGAAGAAACCTCCGAAAGCTTGAATGTCGGGGTCTTGGTCACTCTTGCCGTAATGGTTCTGTTTACTCCGCCATAGTAATGATTCAGCGTGATGTCTGTCTTTGGCAGGAACAGATTCTCCAGCTTGTTCATGAGCATTTCCATCTGCTGCGTCGTATCGGCCTTGACCTGCCCGGTAATGCTCATTTCCCTGCTTTCTACATAGGTGTTGATGATCGTCGCACCGTCCTGGTCAAACCCCTGTGATGTGACCGTTGTGACACTCAGTTCATCAAATCCCTCTGTTTCCTTCACGTAAAAAGGCGGATTCGTTATTTCTAACGATGTCCGCCCATTCGAAGCAATAATTCTGCGGTCTGTCTTTACCATGCTCGTGCCGCCTCTTTCTGTGACTGTTTGAATGCTCTTGCTGTATCAATCAAATTGTCTGTCTTACTGTATACGTTGACCGTCTGGTTGATGACCTGGCCACCCGAAGATGCTTTCCCTCGTTTCATGCCTGCTGCCGCTCCGATGGATGCCGCCGGTACTGCTGCCGCCATAACGTCCTTTACAGACTGCATCTTCTTTTTCAGGCCCTCCACATAGCCTTCGCCGGACATCTTTCCAAGCCATGCGAACTTCTTCGATGGCGAATTGATGTCCAGTTCCTTCTTGGCTGCTTCGTATGCATCTGCAGCGACCTTGGTTGCCGCATTGATGACTCCCGACCTTCCGGAATTGATTCCGGATACCAGTCCGTTGCAGATCTGCCTTCCGATCTCTGCGAACTTGTCGGAAGATAACCCAAGCTGAAACTGATTATAGGTTTCGGACGCAAGATTCTGCGCCGTAGCTATCACATTCGCCTGATTAGTCTGCATTCCGGTCACAAGACCATCGGCTATGTACTGACCTATCTCTATGGTCTTTGTGGAAGCGGATCCATCCACGCCCGCGCTTTCCTGCAATGTCTGAACAATGTTCTGGTCTACCAGATTCTGCGCAGCCTCCTTCACTTCTTCTGCCTGATCCGAAATCCCTGTTGAAATGCCTTCGCCCATCGTGCTGCCAAGCTCAGACGTCTTTTCATCGATCAGCTGCTTCTCGGTGTCAAACCCCGCTGTTATTTCTGCATCCAAGAGCGGTGCATTCTCTTGGATTGCTTCAAGACCTGCCGTATATGCATCTGTGTATCCTGACGAAAACCCGGCTTCCAGCTCTGCCATGCTGTTCAGCATGCTCGATGCCTGATTGTAGGTGTCAACCAGAGATTGAAACGCTCCCTGGTTGTTGTAGTAGGCATCTGTCACAGCGTCCAGTTCAGACGCCGCAGACGGTCCCTTGTCGATGATTGACTGCAGATATGCCGCCGAATTGCTGTCTGATGACATGATCTGCTCCGCCGTAGCTACAGACTGCGCATACGAATTGATTCCTGTCGCCCAGTCTGTCATCTGTGTCTGCAGGTCTGACAGGCTCGTCGTTGATTTCTCTGCGGTTCCCTGTATCTGCTGGCCAAGCTTCTCGAACTCCTCCGATGCTCCGCCCAGAGAGCTCTGTACGGATTTGTATGCCTTGTCATAGGCATCCAGCACTTCTTCTGACCATTGCGTTGTTGCCGACTGATTTTCCCCGATCGCATCGGTATTCTCGCCGATCGCTCCGGTGTTCTCCTGCAGCGCTGATGTATGCTCATCGATGTAACCCGCAACCTGCGCGTACTCATCATCCAGTGCAGACATGCTGCCTGTCGTTTCATCAATTGCATCTGCCAACGCGCGCATGTCGTCCGCGTGATCTGCATACCCTGCATCCATTCCGGTATACAGCGTTGACTGTGCGTTGAATTTCTCCTGCGCGTCCGCGGAATCCCGTAATTTCTGAGCAAGATCTTCCGCATTGTCCGCTTCCATCCCATACTTGTCAGCGGCTTCGCCCATGATCTCGTTCAGCTTCTTCTCCGCTTCATAACGGTCGGATGCTATCGAGGTCAGATCCTCCTGAGCAGCTGCTACCTGCATGTTCTTCATGAGCTGATCCGTGTTCTTCTCCAGCTCTTCCGTAGTCAGTGACAGCGTATCCTTCTGCTCGTTATATGCCAGATTCAGCTCCGGCATAATACTGTTGAGTTCCTGGACGATCTGTGTCTTACGCTTTGTCGTTGTGTTCTCGTTTTCCAGTTCCTTAACGAGCTTCTTAACGGTTTCCGCGTCATTCTGCATGGACACACGGTTTTCTTCTCTTTTTTCTGCCGTGTTCCCAATTGCTGTATTCAGATCTGACGCAGAGCTTGCCAGCTGCTTCATTTCAGAATCTGTTTTGGTAAGCTCCAGCACTGCCAGCGCCGAAGCTACGCCCATAATCCCTGCAAGAGCAAGTCCCCACGGCCCTGCTGCAATCGTGGTGTTGAGCAGCTTTGATGCGATAGTCGCCACCTGGGCGGCGCCCTTATACGTAACTATTGCCCCCGTAACTCCGGTTATCCCACTTACTACAACATCTGCGTTTTCAAGAATCCATGTAAGACCTTCTACCAGCTTCGGCAGAATATCTTCTCCTGCGTCTGCCGCTCCCTTCACGAAATCATCCAGAGCGTCGCCCATGTTTGACAGAGCCACGTTCATATCTCCGTCCGTAATGGACCTGTTCAGCATCGTAAGACTTTCCGTTGCCGAGTCCACCCCATCCTTCAGCGCATCATCAAACAGCGAGTATGCCGACTCTTCGCACGCTTCAAGAGCAGACTGCATGATGGTCAGCTTTCCCTTCAGGTTGTCCTGCATTGTTGCTGCCATCTGTGCCGCCGCTCCGTCGCAGCTTTCCAGTGCCTCCGTATAGTCCTGAAAGGACATTCCGGATTCTTTTGCCTTATCATTCAGGCCCGACATGATGGTCTGGAACTTCGAATACTGGCTTGTTCCTGCGATGATCTTCGCCAGATTTGCCTGCTGCCTGTCTGTCAGCGTCTCCCACACACCGGCGGTCCCTGTCAGGATGGAGGACAGGGTATTCATTTTCCCCGTCTCGTCATAGACGTTCACACCGTATTCTGCCAGCTCTTTCGCGCACCCTTTTGTGTTGGTTGCAAGTCTTGTCATGATCGTAGACAGACCTGTTCCTGCTTCGCCTCCCTTTACTCCGGCGTTCGCCATCGTCATGAGTGCCGCAGTTGTATCTTCTACGGTATACCCGAGTGATCCTGCCGTTGCTGCGCAGTTTTTATAGGCTTCTCCCAGCTGTTCCGTGCTTGTATTGGATTTCGACATGGCGAATGCCATCTGATCCGCAAACTTCGATGCGTCCTGTGCGGACAAGCCGAATGCCGTGATATAATCCGTCACGATATCGGACGCCTCTGCAAGCTCCATGTCGGATGCCGCCGCCAGATTCAGCACCGGCTCAATGCCTGCCAGCATCTGCGTAGTATCCCACCCCGCAAGAGCCATGTAGCCAAGTGCATCCGCTGCCTGAGATGCCGAATACATCGTATTCGCTCCCATTTCGCGCGCTTTGTCTGCAAGCTGCTGCAGATCCTCTCCGCTTGCTCCGGAGAGTGCTTCCACCTTTGACATGGATTTTTCGAAAGCGGCACCTGTTTCGATGCACGAAGAAGCAATGGCCTTAACCGCTTCTACCAGTCTCTTCGTCCCGCTTATGATTGCCTCTGATGCCAGATTTGCCTTGATCGTAGTTCCGAAATACTCTGTCTGACCCGACGCCTTCTCTGTCTCGTTTCCGTACTCATCTATGGAACTGGCGCACTTTTTGATATTCTTTTCTGCTTCTTCTACATATTCCCCGGTCTTCTGCTGTTCGGATTTGAATTCGTTCAGCTCAGCCCCTGCATAATTCAGCGCAGTCTGGTAATCCGTCACCTTTTTCGAGCACTGATCATACTTATTCTTCGCATCTGCTACTTCCTGTCCGAGCTGATCCAGAATCTTCTGCTGCGCATCCATTTCTTCGCTTGATGTGCTTGCCGATGTCTTCAGCTCGTCCATCTTCTTTGCAGCATTGCCATAGTCTTCCTGTGCCTTGGACAGCGATGTGTGAAGCTCTTCCTGTACCTTCCTTGCTTCCTCCAGTGCGCTGTTATAGGTGTCGTACTTTCTCTGTGCCTGCTCTACCTGCTTGCCAAGGACGGAATATTTGCTCTGGAGCGCCGCAAGAGAATTCTGGGAGCCCTTGAACTCTGATGCGCACAGCTTCATTTCCGAGCGCAGCTCTCCCTGCGCCGTTTTGATTTCCTTTAATGCACTTTTATATTTTGACTCGCCTTCCAGGACAAGCTTTGCGCCGATCGTTCCCTTTGCCATGTGCTCCTCTTATATCGCATCCAGCGATGCAATCCCTTCTTGTTGTGACAGATCATACAGAACGCGTTTTGTTTCAAAGTTATATTGCGACTTGAAGGATTCAAACAAATCCATCCAAAGTCCGACCGGAAGTCTGCCGATCTCGTTGAACCGCAGGCCGATCCTTAGTCCGATGTAGTAGATCCATTCGAAGTCGAGGGCTTTCTCCTCTTCGGACTGGACTCCGAATGTTTTGATTTTTTTGATTCAAATCTGCGGACGAACTCCTCATGGATCAACCTGGACAGCTCTGTATATTCAAGATTACAGTCCGCCATGATAAGAAGCGGATTCACCGGTTTATACTCTTTCCCTTCTCTTTCCGCCTCGATCGCAAGTCCCTCATTGATCATCTCCGGAAGAATGAAGTTGATTGCTGCCATGTTCGGCTCCACAATTCTCATCTTCGGAGACCCGTTGGCTTCGAGCAGTTCCTGGCCGTTCTTGTCCAGCACCTTCTCCACGCCAACAACTTTACGTTCAAATTCACTGATGGATCCGAATTTGTCCTGGATTGCTTCCAGTACGTTCAGGTCAATGATGTAGGGATATCTTTCCCCGCTGAATTTCATATAGCTAAGCTTATACATGCGTCCCCCTATAGGTTGAAACAAGGGACCCTTCCGGGCCCCCTGCTGTCATTATGCTTCTGCCACACCGAGCTTCTTCTGCACCCACTTGTCCGCTTCTGCTTCGGTCGCGAACAGCGGAGATTTGGTTCTCCAGTCTCCGTTTTCGTCTCCATATGCCGTTCCGGAAAGCGAAGGCGTCACAAATGTGATCTGGTCGCCCTTGGTCTGGTAAGATTCCTCGCCTTCCGCAAACTTCACCTTGTGCAGGAAACATGCCTGATACTTCTTCACGCCTGCGTCCATGCTCGCTACGACAAAGCCATAGCCAACATAGGAACCGGAATCTCCGGTGTTCGATACCTCTTCTCCTTCGGTTGTTCCTGCCTTGTGGCCAAACAGAACCTCCGGAGCCTTCGCCGGCATCGTATTGACTCCGAGCACTACGGTCGCGTTTGAAAACTCATTGACATCTTCCACCTGCTGATTGTCCGCAAAAAGAGCTGCGGAAACCGTATTCGGTGTCACGGTTGTATTGATTGCCTTCCCGCACTGGAATGCATCTGTATACGCACCCGCCGAATACTTTGCAATCCACGGCTTTGATAACCCGAAATTTGCCATTTCTATCCTCCTTGAATCTACTGTGTATAGTTTGCCGAAAATACAGTTTGTCTGTACCGGCTTGTTCCTTTTTTCTCTGCGGCTATCCATGACTGAATGCTTTCAATCTGGAACCCATGCTCTTTCAGATAATCCCGGATCTGGTCCTTCGCGATGAAATAATTAAACCGATGCGGTGTAAAGAGGCTGATCTGCACTGTCACTTCCGTAGCCAGCTCCTCACCGTCTCCGTACAAGGCACCTCTTTCATCCTCGTATGTGAATGTGATGTACTTATCTTCCGCCCCTTCATAGAGATCCGGGACAACCGGAAAGCCTGTTGCTTCCTTCAGCCCCATCAGGATCGGATTTACATTCATTTCGCTCCAACCTTTCTGCTGTATACTTCCTGCATTTTCTCCGTTGCTTCTGATTCTGCGTTTTTCGACGCAGTCGTGAGCCATGGCCGTGCAGCTTCGTGCGCGGATCCATATTCCAGGACACCCGCCTTCAGCGAATTGCGGACGCCCTTCGCATCCTTCCCGACAGGACGCACGGTTACAATCCATGCATCCGTTTTGGTCTTCTTCGCTTTGGTTGCCTTTGTTGCCGGCACCATGACGCCCTTCGAATAGGTTCCTCTGCTGGATACGGACCTCTGAAGTGCGTTCTGTGACGATCTGACCAGCACCGGAGATGCCGCTTCCAGGGCTTCCTTTGCGATCTCGTCAAAAGATGTGTCGAACAGCTCACTCATAAGATCTTCCGGAAAATTAACCTCCATCGACATCTTCAATTTCCTCCAAGGTCAGTTCCACCGAATTCTGCGTTTTCTTTCTGTACCTGCGCACAATCCGGTATTCTGTGTTACCGATCCGGACCTTCGACGGACGAGGCTTTGGGACTTCGAAATCGGCCGCATTGACCGATACCACCACACTGGCGGAATATCCCGCCAGCGATGCCTGGTAATACTCCGTATACTTCACATCGCGCACCTCTGCAAAGCATCGGAACTCTGTCTTTTCCTCACTTGTGAATCCGTCTCCGTCCTGTGTTCCTGTTACTGAAATCAGATAGATAATGTCGTTCTTCATGATTTTGACTTTCGCAGGTTGTCCTGCTGATACTCAAACGCCTCCTGATACTTGTCCCGCATACTTTCATCTCCCATACGGATCATGCAGAAGGTTATGATTGCATCCTCCACCAGAAGACCGCTTTCCTCCACCTGTTCGTCAGAGCAGCCGGCGCGAACAAGCTCCGCTTTGGCTGCTCCGATATTCCGCTGAATGGTTGGCAGCATTGCATTGGCGGCCTCTTCCGTAATTCTCAGGCTGTCCGCCACCGCCCGTTCGAGATCCGTCATCTGCTATCCCTCCTTATGCTGCTACTGCATCCGGCTTGATCAGAACAAACGCCTCTGCAAGCGCTACCTTTCCGTCGAACTGCGCAACTCCAAGATACTTGTAGGAGTTGGTGTTGATGTCGAACTGAGAGATGACCCTCTGCGGAGCCGACAGGTTTGCGACATACTTCCGGAAGTCTCCGAGAAGTACTACATCATCCTTGAGGGAATCGGTCCACATGACCTCAAATCCAAGGATTCTGTACACACTGTTGTCCCACACAACCAGATCATTCTTCGCCTTGTCCTGAAGCGGAAGAACCTTCGTGAAGAAAGTCTTTCTGTTCATGACAAACTTGGCATTTCTTGCATAACCGGACTTCAGCGCGCCGATCAGCTCAAAGATGTTCTCTGCGGTAATCGTCTTGCTGTCTGCCGTGGTCTTTGCGGTGAGAATTCCCTGCGCTTCGGAGGTTCCTGAACCATTGAAGACCAGGTTCTCGATCTTCATGGCGATTCTCTCTGCCAGCTGAGAGGTCAGCCAGGACTCGAACTGCGGCATCGCCATGTTCTTGACCGTTGCGGATACCTGAATCAGCTTGGTGATCTCATACGCAGACAGCGTAACCTCAATCATGCTATCCTTGGCTGCTGTAATCGCAGCAAGCTCTGTGTGCGTCTGCGCCTCATCCGTATCTCCTTCCACTGCAAAGCGTACGCCTCCGGGAACGTTCAGGAGCGTTACCTCGTTCAGAATCGGTGCGTACTCCTTGGCCTTGGTGATGATGTCCGCCTGCAGCTCCTCCGGCACTACTGCGTTCGCATTGCTCAGCGTGGAGTATGCAGCTCTCTCCTCGGCAGAAAGCTCCTGTCCGGTCATCACCTTCCAGAATGCTGCGCGATAGCTGACCTTCTTCTCCGGCTCTCTTCTGGAGTTCTCTCTTACCCGATCCGGAAGAATTCTTCCGCCGTTCAGGTCTGCTGCCACTCTTGCCCTCTCCTCCATCGCAATGAGCTCAGCCTTTCTTTCCTGAAGCTCCTTTACTTCCTTCTGAAGCGCGGTGAGCTCGTCTCCGGATCTGGTCTCGATCTCCTTTTCGATCTCAGCAAGTCTTTCCTCGATCTCCTGTAAATTCATTTCAGCAATTTTCTTCCTCATTTCATTCTCCTTTTATCATTTTTCTGATTTCATCGCGAACAATGCTGTCTCTCTCCTCGGCTCTTGCTCTCTCCAGAGCAGCCTTTGCGCTCTCCAGCGCTTCTCCTGCAGACCTGGCGACAAGAGACGTCTGTTCATATGCCGGAAATGTGACTGCGGACACTTCATACACCTTCGACACACTGCGGATGTGTCTCGTTGGCATATCGGTGTCCAGCTCTGTCCATTCCTCTTCCTCTACTGTGAAGGCCGCAGACATTCCGCTGATATCCTGCCGCTTCACAGCGCTATACAGAGCCTTGGCCTGATCGTTATTGGCAACGTCAAGGCTGGCATCTATATCCAATCCTTCCGGCCCCGGCGTCAGCTGCATCGTGCTGTTTCCGTTGTTTCTTCTGGACCGTGCTACCGGGATTGCGCTTCTGTCGTGTCCCACCAAAAGAGGAACATCCTTCAGATCTGTTTTATTCAGCGCTCCCGGCTCAAATACCTCCCGGAAAATTCCGCCTACAATCGTCGGTGCATTGTATACGATCGGCCTTCCGGTAATATGGTTCCCTTCTTCGGTTGCTGAGACATCAAATGCAAATTCTCGTTTTTCTATTTTTTCATTCTTCTGATTCATCTTCTTCCTCTTCCTGGCCATTTGGATCTTTCTCGTCCTCTTCTCTTGCCATCTGCCTGCCGTGCTTATTCGTGTGAGCTGCGTCCAGTCGGATCAGCGGCTTGTCTCCTCCTTCGATGTGTCCCAGACCGATCAGTGATCTCCACTCGTCGATCAACATTCCGCCGTAGAGGACTACCTTGTTGAACATGTCGCTTTTCTGTGAGATCGTCATAAACTGACCGCTTTCGGCCATGTATGTGCTTCGGTTTTTCTCAAAGGCTGCAGCCTTCCCGGTATAGATCTTCGATGTCAATTCCTGAGAAAGCGCCCCAAGGAACGGCTGGATCCGAATCTTATAAAAGTTCTCCAGCATCTCGGTTTTGATGTTCCCCATGATGATGTCATCATTCACACCGAAATACCGATAGATGTTCTCCCGGATCTCCTTCATCTGCTCGTATGTTGCGGTTTCCGGCTTCATCGTGATCGGTGTGAATTCCTGTGAGGAATCCAGTGCTGCAATCCCGCCCTGGTTTTCCAGATTCAGGTAATCCTTTACGAACGCATCGCGCTGCCTCTTTACGTCCTCCGGAGAAAGCATGTTCCTTACATTCTTCAGAATTCCACGCAGGTTTGCCGTGGCGCGTATGCTGTTGGCCAGACCTTCGTTCGTTGTCTGCATCATCTGCAGTGTCTGAATGATGGCCCCGTTATCATCCCCCGAGATATCCGATCTGTTGTAATCCTTCCGGAGAACTGCCAGATCTTCCCACGGAAGCGTAAGCGACTCTGCCGCTGTCCCCGTGAAATAGAATTTAATAAACAGGCCGTTCATGTACTCCAGTGCTTCAAAATACGAGTACGGCACCGGGTATGCCCCTATTACCTGTCCCCTGTCATTTCTCTCCAGATAGATGAATGCTGTGTTGAGCAGCTCCAGCCTTGTCCTGATCTTGTACAGGAAGTCATGCCCGTTCATGTACATGTTCGGCCTGTAATTCAGCATTCTCTCCAGCCTTTGATCGTCACACTTCACCATCGCTTTTGCAGAGAAGTCCGCAAGCGGCCGGATGCACGCCCGCACGGTTGCCGACCGGTATGCATCCTCACCGAATACAGAAAAGACGCTGTTATAGGCTCCCAGCTCCTTCCATCTCTTTACTGTTAATTTTCTAAGCGGCCTGAACAGGTCCAAAAAACTCATTCTCTCTACCTCAAATACGGCATATATTCATCAAAATGCCTCACATACCCCACCCATGCATTGAGCAGGCTTACTGTTCCGTCTATTCTTCTCTGGCTTTGTATCTTTACCGGCTGTATTGTCTCAATTCCATCCTTGTTCATGGATTTCTCAGCCGTATTGCACAGGCACCACTTGAGCATCGGATTGTTCTGATAGACCACCCTGTGTTCTTCGAATGCGGCTCCCATTTCCTTCATCGGCTGCGACCAGGTAAACGGTCCCTGCGGGATTTTCTCCATCTCATAACCCATGCCAATCATCTGCTCCTGCCAGTAGCCTGCAAGCGCACGGTCGTAGCATATCCACAGCGGCCGGATATCGTGGATTGTGACCATCTCGCAGAACCACTCCGTTACCTTGTTGTAATCAACGGCAGCTCCTTCGTTGATCGTGAGCCACCCTTTTTCCGCCCAGAGCCGGTACGGAGCTTCCTGCACCGATGCGTTATCAATCGCAGCAGCCTTTGATTCCGGAATGAAATAATGCTGCAGCACATATATGTTGTCATCGTCCGGCTTCCGGATAATGAGCGACGCGCAGGTCAGATCACTGACCGCCGACAGATCGCACCCTCCGATAGCGTAGCTATGTTCCAGATAGTTCATATCGACTGCTTCTGTATTTTCGATCACAGCCAGCGTGAGCCACGCGGCGTTCTCGTTCTGCTTGACATCAAAATCCTTGACCAGAAGCGTCGGGAGATAGGACGCATCGTTCCTTGCGCGTTCCACATCATCCGAGAGCTGCACATAGCTCTTGATTGTCCCAAGCCCCGGATTTGCTTTTATCCACGCCTTCGGATCCTGCCATTCTTCCTCCTTGTCAAGCTTATAGATCACCGGAAACATCCGGTCATCTTGCACGGTTCCCTTTGCCACGGAGTCCGCATAGTCATGCAGGGAGTCATACAGACCATCCCTCCGGAAGCCGGAGGTGGTGATGCATCCGATCAGTGGTTGCTTTCTTGCCTTCATTCCCTGCCGGAGGACATCGTACATGTTCCGGTCCTTCTGCTCATGGATTTCATCCAGAGCGGCAAAATGAATATTCAGGCCATCGAGTGATTTTGATTCATTCGGCAGCGGCCTCATCACGCTGCGTGTCACCCGAAAGGTCAATCCTTCCCTCGTCGATTTGACCAGTGCCCTGAGATCCGGTGACTGGTCTATGATATTCTTGGCGGCATTATAGATGATCTTCGCCTGATCCAGTTTGGTTGCTGCGGAATAGATTTCCGCGCCCTGCTCCCCGTCGGCCGTCAGCATGTATACCGCAATACATCCGGACAGGAAGGATTTCCCGTGCTTTCTGGCCACCTCAAAGAAATATTCCCGAAACCTCCGAAGGTTTGTCTTCTTCTCCAGCCATCCGAACAGGTTCTGCACAAAAGCCTTCTGGAAGAGCTCCAGCTCCACGAGCTCCCCTGCGTGGTCTCCCTGATAATGCCGGCAGAACTTTTCGATGAAATCAATCACATACTGTCCGGTCTCTTCCGAGAACCAAAAAGGAAATGAATCATCATCCCGACGATCCATTTCCTCTGTCATGCGTTTATATACACTTTTGACCTCTTCGCAGGCCGTAATATTCCCGGATGCGATTCTGGAATAGTACTCTTTAACGTAATTCAACCGGCTTTCCCTTGGAAATGAACGCTCCGAGCGCATCTCCCGCCTTGGCTACGGTCTCCGTTTTGGCGTCCGGAAGAAGCCGGTCGAGCCGGTCCATAATCGTAGCCATAAGCTTCACCTTCTGGTTATAGGTCTGGCTCCACGGGTTCTCCCGCTGGATGGTGTACTTGCCCTGGCACATCTCCGAGACGCATCCCTCTTCGTCGATATGCTGCTTACATTCGTCCATCATAATGAGCACGTCCGCCAGCCTGTCGATCAATTCTTTTGCTTTTTTCTTGTTGTTTTTATCAACTTTTCGATAGATCGAAGTGTACTTTTTAACATATTCTTCCTTAGTCATATATTTTCTCCAAAGGTGGGGGGGGTCACGCGCGATCCCCGTCCGGATAGAGCTGTGAGCTGGCTGCGGTCGGTTCCGGAGCCCCTCCCGGACTTCACCCCGGGGGGCCTTACGCTTTCTGTCTTCCTCTGATTTCTTTCCCTGAAACCGCAACTGGATTTCCGTTTTTATCAAAAACAATGTGTTCGAGAATCTCACTGTTCTTTTGTTTCATTTCCTTCGTGATCTTCTCGTGACAATCATGACACAACGAACGAAGATTCTTTTCGTTCAGTGAAATGTTTGCATTGCTTATGTTCTTCTCTGTTAATTCAACAATGTGATGAACTTCTGTTGCTACGTTATGGCATCCCGGCTCTGTGCATATGTAGTGGTCTCTTTGCAGAATATATTTTCTCTGCTTCTTCCATGCAGCAGAATCATAGAATGCCTTGGCCCACGGCTGTGCCATCCCTTGCCCCGCTTTCCCCTGTTGTCATGGCATCAAAAAAGCGGCCTGCTTCTGCAGGTCGCTTCGGTGTTATGATTGCCCCTCTGTTATTTCTTAGGCCAGTACATTGTTCCCTTTCGTTTGGCATCTCTCACCCAGAAAATAAGCAGTTCAATCAATGTAATCAATATAGCTATTGGCCACGGAAAAAGGATATAAGGCAAAACAACCATAGCTATAACAATGATGCAAATGACCAATATGATATGTTTCCCAAGCCAATCTCTTATCTTCTGCTTCATCTCTTTTTCCTTTCTACAAGAATAACACGGTTTGTTATA